TTTAAATTTCTCCTTTGAAGTGAGGTTAGATTATGAAAAGAATGTTTTTATTTAGAAGTAATTTGAGAATATTAGAAAAGTATCATACTATTAAAGATGTTGAAACTTTTGAAAAAGAATGTCATGATTTTTATTTGTTAATGGGTATTAATTTTTTAAGAAAAAATTATATAGATGAATTTATAGTTTGGAGACTAAAACCTAAAAATAGTAATATTAAAGATATTTATTTTGAGATAAATAATAGAAAATTTATACAAAAGTTTGTAAATAGTTTTAAAGAATGTTTTCAATATCCAAAACCATTTATTACATTATGGAGAGGTGGGTTTAAAGAGTATGATGATTTAACTAGAAATAATTATAAATTTTTTAGTAATTTGAGTTTATATTTAGGTGCTGGTAAAAGAGTATTACCTCAATATGGAGGTAAGTATGATTTTATACTTGTAGAAGATGAAAAGGACTTAAACAATAATTATAGTTGCTTACCGTTTTTTAAAACTGCCAATTCTAAGATATTTAAAAATTTAGATCTAGATAAAAAGTATGATATATGTTGGCCATGTAATTTTAGCCAAATTAAATATAAGGGACAAGAATTTTTTATATCAATTATATCTAAATCCCTCTTTCTTAAGTCACTCAAAATAATACATATAGGGAATAAACCTAAAGATGGTATGAAATTATGTAATAAATATAATGTTAAAAATATAAATTTTATGGATTGGGTTGATAAAAAAAATTTAAATAAATTTATGAATGAAAGTAAATTTGGAATTAATTTATCTAATATTCAAGATGGTTGTCCAAGAGTTAGTACAGAAATTTTGTCGGCGGGAATTCCTTTATTATTAAGAGATACTACAAGACTTCTTAAATATTATAAAAATGACAATGTTATTATATTTAACGATAATAATATTGAATTAGTTATTAAGGAAGCTTTTGATAATTATCATTTATATTATAATAATATTAAGCAAAATGATAAAATTTCAATGGATTTAATATGTAAGAAAAACTTTGAAATATGGTTAGAAAAAATAACTTGATGATTATAAAAATCAAGTTATTTTTCTAAAATTATTTTAATTCTATTAGCTCAACATAATCTTTGAGGTCTATGAAATCTCTAATAACATCCTCTTTGCTCTTATTTTCAAATTTTTTTAATAATTTTATTTTTTCAAGATCCCTTATTTTTTCTGTCATCTCCTCTTCTATATTTTCTATAATTTTCATATTTGAATATGTTTTTCGTATTTTTCTTTTTAGATCTAATGGATATTGATCTATTTTTTTTAGCCATTTGAGTATTTTTTCATCACCTGTTTTCTCCCATACATAACTTGTAAAAATATGGTAAGGATATAAGATACAACTAGTTAAATATTTTGAAGCAGATGAATATGTACTTTTGCATATATACTTAAATGAACTAATAGATTTTAGAATATTTTTTGCTTTTATCTCTGGATCGTTTCTTTTTGATATTCTTACTAATTGGCTTCTTTTCTTTTTCCATATCATTTCCTCATTTTTATTATACGAGATATTAATCTCCTTAGATAGATTATTATAATAGTCTATCATACTAATGATCTCTATTGATTTTTCTCTTTCAATGCTTTTGAATTTGTTGTCAACTATAATGTTAACATATTTTCCAGCATTCTCAAGAAAGTAAGATCTTGGTTTTTCTAGTTGTTTGTTAAGATATTGTTCAGTCACAGTGTTTAAAACTAGTTTTTGAATTTCCACTTTTTCCTCCTTTTTGAGTCTTTAAATATTATCTTTTGGTTCATTGTTGATTGTATCTTCTCTGGAATTTAGAGACTTAATAAAGAAGATACCTAACCAAATAACTATTACTCCACTCACTACAAATATTATATTGTAAAAGATTGGTTTGAAGAAATGAGAAATTAACATTAACTCGATAATTGTTATAGATACTATTCCAATTATCCATAACTTATTGATGGTATTGCTTGAAAATTTTTTCATAATTTCACCTCCATATTTTTATCTTTCAAATATTAATATATATAGAAGATTCTAACAAAACTGGTTTAAGAAACTTATTTTTATTTAAAGAACAAATATCAAAATAAAGAAGGAGTTTGATAAATGGTGAAGAAGGGGAAAAAAGAAGATTTAATTATTTTATTTAGTGGGGGAGCAGATAGTGTTCTATTAATGGAATTAGCTGTACAACTTGGAAAGAAACCATTTTGCATTATGTTTAATTATAATCAGAAACATGTTCAAGAATTAGATTTTGCTAAAAGATATCTAAAAAAAAGGAATATAAAATTTAGAGAAATAAAATTAGATCTAAAAGTAAATAGTGCTTTAACAGGAGATCTTAAAGAAAATAAATTTGATAATGTTTCTGAATTTTATGTTCCAGCCAGAAATTCTATTTTTCTATCTATTGCTAGTTCTATATCAGAAGATTTAGATATTTCTGAAGTTTGGTATGGTGCTGATTGGAGTGATATGGAAAATAGGTTTCCTGATTGTACTCAAACATTTATTGATAATATGAATATATTATTAGAATCTGGAATGAGTAAACCTGTAAAAGTATATGCACCATTATTGGGTTTTACAAAAGAAATGGTTTTGATTATGTTAGAAAATATTAATTTAATTGAAGGAAGAGATTTTTTTAGTGGTTATGAAAATAAAAATGAAGAGGATGGTGTAATAAATTATGAAAATAAAAATGAAGAGGATGGTGTAATAAATTATGAAAATTTACAATACTGGTTTAACCGTCAAAAGAGATAATTTTGAGAAGTTTATTAAATTGATTTCAAATCAATTTGAGCATGGTGGGGAGAAGTATGCTTTAGGAGAAGATAAGGAACTAACTGATTGGGTGTGTGAGCTTGCGCCTGGAAATACTGGAGTAGATTGGATTTTGCAGACTATGGCAAAATATTTAGGAAGATTTAAGAATGTTAAAAGAGAAAGAGATTTATTAAAGATTGCAACCTATGCGTATATTTGCTGGATTAAATTGGGATTTCATATACAAAGCGAACATGATGAAGATGTAGAAGAAAATAGAGGTGATTTTGAATGAAGATTCAAGTATATTTAGCTGGAAAAAAAGATGAATTTGGTTATAGAGACTATGTAAAGAAAAATTATAGTTTCTTAAATTTATTTGATCCAATTGAAGAAGTAGATTCTAAAATAGATGATTATGAACAAATAGTTATAAATGATAAAATAGCTATTGAAAATTCTGATATTATAGTAGCTTATATTAATGAATTATCTTTTGGCACTATTATGGAGATACACCATTCGTGGAATTTTCAAAAACCAGTTTATGTAATTAATCCTGGAGGAAAATATAAAGATGATGTTTGGTTGAAATATCATACTACAAAGTTTTTTGATAAAATTAGTGAATGTTTTGACTATATTAAATATGATATGATTAAGCATTTAAATTAGGGGTAAAATATGTGTTTACATAAATGGGAAAATGGCTTAGTTATATTTGTTGAAAATGAACCAAAAATAAAAACTAAATGTATTATATGTGGTGAAGATATTATAGTAGATTTTAATAAGGGTTCTGTTTTTGCAAAAGAAGATAGAAGTGAATTAGAAGATTTTTTGAGAATAAACAATAGGAGAAATATTTAAATGAATTGGGATCAATATTTTATGACTTTGACTTATTTTGTTGCTATGAAAAGTAAAGATGATAACACACATATAGGTGCGATTATAATAGATCAAAATAAATCTATAATATCAACTGGGTATAATAGTTTTCCAAGAAAAATAAATGATTTTAAAAGAGAACGTCAAGAGCGACCAGAGAAATACTTCTGGTTTGAACATGCAGAAAGAAATGCTATTTATAATGCTGGTAGAGTTGGGATTCCTTTAGAAAATTGTATTATGTATACGCAGGGAATACCATGTATGAATTGTGCAAGAGGTATTGTTCAAGTTGGAATTAAAGAAGTTATAGTTCATAAATATTGGATAGAAAGTGATTCTAGCGAAATATGGACAGATAATGCTAAAAAGTCAATAATTTTATTTAATGAAGCTAATGTAAAATTAAGAGTGTGGGATGGAGAATTAAGACAAATTTCTGGTATTAGAAACAAAGAAATTTTAATGCTAAATTTTGATTAGGAGAAGAAGAATGGAAAGTAAGAAAAAGGATTTAAATATAGGAGAAAAGATTTTAGAAGAAAGAAATCTTGAAGATGGAAGGTTTGGATTTGAAGATAGTAAAGTTGCTACTAAATTATTAGACAAATCTTATTCACCAATGATTATTCGACGATATACTAGACTTGGATTTCCTTTGTTTGTTCATTTAATATGTGACTATAATTTAGATGATTTAGATAATATTGTACATGACTGTATTGATTTTTGTAAACAAAAAGGAATTCTAGAAAATAATATTCAGTCTCTAAGAAATTTTACAGGCATTTTATCAGAATGGTTAACTGAATATTATGATAAAAAGAAGAGAGGATGTGTAGAAAGTGTGGGTGTTATTTTTTATGCTGATAAGATGTTAATTTCTTCTCTTTGTGGAGATTCAATGAATTGTTTTATGTGCAGACAAGAGTTATATTATGGTTTAGGTTTAATGACTCAAATGTAGAAATTTTTGTTCTCTTAAAGATAAGAACAAATTATAAAAATAGGAGAAAAGATTTTGAGATTTATAGATATTACTTGTCCTAATGTTAATTGCAAGACACATATTAGAACTACTATAGAAGATTTATTAAAACCTGGTTTCTTTTGTTTTGCTTGTAATACTCCTATTGATACTTCTGATATATTTAAAGATGACAATATACATAAAGAAATGAAGCTATGGATAACTGATTCTATAGTTAAATTTTATTTTTTAAATTTAGAAATTCAAGATCTTAAAATAAATAACCAAAGAAGTATTGAGCTAGAGTATAGAGTTTTAATGTTATCTCAAGAGATTATGGTAAAAACAAGAATTTTAGTAGATAATAATATAGAAGAATATATTGAATTTAAAAAGAGAGAGAATAATTTGTTTTATAGATTAAAACAGTGGTTAAAATTCAAATTAAAGGGGGGAAAGCCATGACGTAAATATTTAAGAAAAGGAGATAAAAAACATGGCTAAATCTACTTCACATGGCAAAAAGGTTGGGAGAGGTATAAGAAAAAATAAGAGATATGTTTTAGAAGGAAGACGAGAAAAGAATAAAGATAAAAAAAGAAAGAAACAACAAAATTTTGAAGAAAAAAAGAAAATGAAAAAGGAGCTAAACAGTGAAGTTAATAAAACCAAGTCACGAGATAATGACTGATATTAATTCTATGATTATTTTGAAAAAAATAGAATTAGCTGGAAGAACTTGTTATAAAAGCGAAGAAAAAATTTCAGAAGGTTCAGCAAAAAAATTCGTTAATATGATTTTAAAAAGAGGTCATGAGTCTGTTATTGAACATGAGAATTTAACGGTTAGATTTATTTGTGATCGTGGTGTTACTCATGAAATGGTACGTCATAGATTATGTGCATTCTCGCAAGAAAGCTCGCGGTACTGCGACTATGGTAAAATGGGAATAAGATTTATAATTCCTGTAGATTTTGAATTAGATGAAGATGATTATAAATTATTAGAACATATTGAAAAACATTATAATAAATGTTTAAATGAAAAACATCGTATACCTCAACAAGCTAGATATTTCTTACCAAATGGATTAAAAACAGAAATTGTTGTAACTGCTAATTTAAGGGAATGGAGACATATTTTAAAATTGAGAACTTCTAAAGCTGCTCATCCTCAGATGAGAGAAATTATGATTCCTTTACTAAATGAACTTAAAGAAAAAATTCCTGTAATTTTTGATGATATTTAATTTGTGGTCGGGGTGAGGTGACTTGAACACCTGCCTTCTGCATCCCAAATGCAGCACTCTACCAACTGAGCTACACCCCGAATTTAACCAAAAAAAAACCACCAAGAAAAAATTAATAAAATATCATTTTTTTTTCTTGGTGGTTTTGGTTTGTAAATTTTAAAAAAGGATCCAGATAACAGCCAGAAGTGGTAGAATGCTTAAGAGATAGCTCCACTTAATTCTGGATTTTTCCACAAGATGATATTCTTGCCAACCTTGAATCTTTACATCTTTAAACTTGAAAACCCACTGTTTATCCACGAGGGCTCGTGTTAATCTTTAATTCTTAAATCTTAAATCTTAAAAAGTAAGCTTTCTATCCTATTGACTTGAAATTATCATTTCAATACTTTACTATCATACCCAGATAGTTTAGGGCTCTTACTTTTTCAATTTTTTCGTTATTGAATCCATTTTAATTTTGTTCTTAATCTTCTATAAGATCAGTAGTAGCGTTAATAACTTCGAGTCTAGAATCTATTGTGTTATAGAGATCTTCCCATTTTCTGAGACCTTTGTTACGATCTTCTTCTTTGTAAAATCTTATTACATGAGGTGTTTTATCTCCTCCTGATACATTTGATGAATGTTGTTGTCGTAATCTAGAAGAGCCTTCATTATCGTTCATAGATCTAAATGTATTAATTTGAAGGGCTGCCAATTTTCTTTTGATAATTAACATATCACTCAAAGAATAATCTTTACTGTCGATATATACAATAGTTTCCAGATTAGTTTTTTCGATTTGTTTTTTAATTTTTAAATATTCGATTATGAGATCATTATTAGACTGAACTAGATTTAGTACTTCTTGTTCTTGTTTAGATTCTGTTTCAAATAATGGCCTTTCAGTTGATACCATTGATGAATATCTAGTTATTTCTTCACAGTTACTCTTCATCCTTTTTTCAATTACTTTTAGTTTTTTCATTGCTTCAACAAGTTTCATTTGGTTTTTCCTCCCTTAGTCTTTCTTTTATTTTTTATAGTTAAAAAATTATTAAAAAATAAAGTTAGTTTATATCTAACTTTTTCTTCTCAAAAATTAATATATATAGAAGATTGTTTTTAAACATATTTTTAGATGAGAATCTTTTCTATATAATAAGAACAAAATAAAAAGAAAAATAGGAGAATATATGAAAAAGAAAGAAGTACTTATAATAGCACCACATTGTGATGATGAAATTATTGGATGTTATGAAGTTTTAAAAAAACATAAATCTATCATAATATATACTGAAGAAGCAGATACTAAACGAAAAGAAGAAGCAAAAAATTTAAGAAAATATATTGATATCAAATCTCAGTTATTTCTTAGAACAATTCCTGAATCATTTATTAATAAAGATACAACACTATATTTTCCAGATCCAATTAATGAAATTCATCATGCTCACAGATTACAAGGAATAGTAGGTGAACAATTAGTTAGAGCTGGTTTAGATGTTATTTTTTATTCGGTTAATATGTTAGCTCCATATTGTCACGAAGTAGAAAATTCAGTAGAGAAAGAGAAAGTTTTAAATTCTGTTTATCCTAGTCAGTCTGATTTATGGAAATACGATAAGAGGTATATTTTATTTGAAGGAAGATGTAAATGGATATTGTGAAAATTATAGAGATTGCATCTACTATTTTAGTTTGTATAGGAGTTCCATTAAACTATCTAAACAAATAAAATCTAATTAAAAGAATATAAATGTACTCTAGATTTTATATTATATAGACTGAAAACTCTAAAAGTAAAGTTATTTAGAGAACTTCTGTAGTTCAATTTCGAAGTTTTTGCAACAGAAAATAAGTCTTTCCAAGATGTATAAGTCAAATCTTTAGCTTCTTTCCATAAGTTTGAAAGATCATCTACCTTGATAAGTCTTGGATAAAACCAGTTTTTCTGCCATTTGTGAAAACCTCGTCTTGAAATTTCGATTGACGAAGCCACCATATCGGGGTGTTTTTCTCCGTGAAGAATATTCCCGACAAAACTTGAGTAAACTGGATTAATCTCTACAAATTCTATTTCATAAATGTTACATCTTTTTCTTAAGTTGTTTGTTAAATCATTTCGATTCCAACAGTTATTTACTAATCTATTGAAATTTTTACCTTTCTTATGGTTTTTAGTTTCAATTTGTAGTTCTTCAATTGAAAATTTAGAACACTTGAAATGTAAAGATTGAGAAATTAAAAATTTCGAAATTTCAAAAATCTCAAATGATTTCTTGTTATTTTGATGAATTTGTTTTGAATGATTAGAACTTACTCTAAGTTTTTGATTTAATTCTTTATTTTCGATAACTCCAGTTTTTAGAATTTGAAAATTATCTTGAGAATCAAATTCTAGTACAGACCAACCGATATAATTTGGATTTAAGTCAATTCCAAAAACTCGAGATTTGTTTAATTGAATTTGTTCTTGTTTTAGAATTTTTTCATCAAATATAATCCAAATTTCTGAATTTGATAATCTAATTGTAAATGGAACTTTACAATTTTTACTAAGTTCCTCTAGTTTAAATAAATTTCTTTTATGGTTTTTTCTAAGATTTGGAAGTTCAATTTTAATTTTAATTCCAGATTTTGGTTTAAAGATAATTCTGTTATTTTCGATTACATCTAACTCAAACTTTCTGTTGCCTTTTTTAGGAGCTTCACCTTGAATACAAAGAGGATGAAGTCGAAGTTCTTTCCACTGATCTTTGGAAATCTTACCTTCTGATCTTAGTTTTAGATTTTTCTTTCCACCAAAGACTATTTTACCACTAGGAACTTTTTGAAACCATGATTTACCTTCTTTAATTGCACACTGGACAAACCAGGAATCAGATAAACTATTGAAAATATTCTTACTTTTAATAAGCTGTCGAATATCTTTCTCATTCAAACCCTCGACAAAACGATTATAAGAGAATCTCATACAGGAATTAAATTCTCGAAGATAATCACTGATATCAATTTGGTTTTGAATAGGAAGTTTTATGGTTATCACTTTTCAAAAGTTCCTTCTTAGATTTATTTTATATTTTGTTCTAAAGAATACAAGAGGTTAGAATATAATAAAAATTTAAACAAATTTTAAATTCTTTTTAGGAGGCTAAATTAAATTCTATGTATATCTATTCCGAGAATTGAAGGACTTTATATGTTAATATTTGCACAAATTGGTTGGAGTATATTTGCATTTTTAAATAATCTTAATTTTTTCTTAGTTCAAAGTATTTTTTTACTAATTATGAATTTTGTTGGAATTTATAATTGGAGAAGGAAGAAGGTTGGAGCATGAGATGGGGATTTGATTTAGATGGATGTGTGATAGATCTTCAATCATCTCTTTCACATAATATACAAAAATATCATAATATAGATCTTTCTTATGAAAGGGTAATAAAATATGATATCTCAGAAATAATAAATATATCAAAAAAAGAGTTTTTAGATTGTGTAGATATAACAATTTTAGATTTTGAAAATATCAAACCATATAATGGATCTTTAGATTTTCTTTCATATTATTATAAAAAAACTAGATCTGAAATTATATTTATAACTAGTCGTTTAGATCATTATAATACAGAAAATTGGTTAAAAAAACATATAAGAAATATTCCTTATAAATTAGTTTTTGCATCTTCTCTTTATTCTTCAGATAATAATTTTTCAAAAATTGATGAAATTATAAAAAATAAAATAGAAATTTTTGTTGAAGATAATTCTGAAACTTGTCAAGAGCTGTCTGAAAGTAATATTGTTAGAGTTTTATGTATGAACAGACCATGGAATCAAGATCTAAATGAAGAAGAATATAAATGTATTACTCGGGTTAAAGATTGGAATGAAGTCAAACAAATTTTTGATATAAATAGGAGATAGTATGTCTAGAATAATTTGTGCTATGCAATACCCAATTAAATTAAGATATAGTGATTGGTGGTTTTCAGAATTTCCAAAACAATTTGAAAAATATTATGACGAAGTAATTGTATTGGGAAGAAAGTTTATAGAGAATCAAGATATTGTATTATCTGATGAAGGTTTATTCTCTTCATCAATTCAATCTATTCAGTTTGAACAAAAGCAAATTAAAGAATTTTTATCTTTACCTTTAAGAGAAGATGATACTCTTTTTCTTTCAGATTTATCATATCCTGGATTTTTCAGTAATGTTTTATACCATAAAAAACCTAATAAATGTTTTGTATTTTGTCATGCTACATCAAAAAATAGAGGAGATATATTTGAAGGAGTTAGAGAATCAAAATGGTTAGTTGAAAAAGGTCATTCTTTAATGTTTGATAAGATTTTTGTTGGGACAGATTACCATAAAATTAAACTTGGTATTTTGAATGTGGTAAAAACAGCTCTTCCTAATCCTCCTTTAGAAATTTTTAATTTAGAAAAAGAAAATAATATTGTATCTGCAGCTAGACTAAATCCTCAAAAAATAAATTATGATTTAGAAGAAAAAGTTGAAAAAAAATATGGTAAGATTTTGAGACAAGATTCTAATTCATGGAAAGATTATTATGAATTTTTGTCAAAATCAAAAGTTCTCATTATATCTAGTTATGAAGAAACATATGGATATCAAATTGTTGATGCTATATTAAATAATTGCATTCCAATAGCACCAAAAAAATTCTCGTATATTGAGTTATTAACAAGAGAGTATTTATATGATAATGAAGAAGAGTTATTTTCTATTTTAGATATTGCTTTAAATGGAAAACTAGAAGTACCAAGAGAATTATTGTGTCAATATTTGGTTGATAATTTTTATAAAAATATTTGTGAAATTATGAAAGGAGAAATTAAATGATAGAAATCAGAGACATTAAATTCTTAAGGATGAATTAAAATGTTTAAAACTTTAAATAATTGGTTATTTGATGGATCATTAAACTCACCTATTCCTAAACCAAAAACTGATAGTGGAGGAGATATTGTAATACCTGATATCTTAAAATATAACTCTCCAATAACACACACATATATTATAAAGATATTTTTAAGAAATGGTCCTCTTAATTATTTTTTAGATAGTTATTTAAATAATATTAATCTAAGATATTTAGACAAATCTGAATTATTTAAATTTATAAAGAAATGTGTTATAGATTTTAGATTTAGAAAACAAGATTTGACTTTCTTTCGATATAATCAAAAAGATAAATTATTTGAGAAACTAAGGGGTAAAATTTCAATTTTGAAAGATGAAGATATTTCTCTATTGTCTGAAATAATAATGAGATCAAAAGATAAAGAAAATATATATAGTTCTTTAGGTCTTGAAAAAATTAAGAAAAAAGTTAAAAACAAAAAAAAGAATGAAAAAATTTCACTGAAACAATTAATTGAGAAGAACTTCTCTATCGTTACTTTAAAATAGTTTGAATAGAGAAGTTCCTCTTTTTCTTTATTTGTTTTTTCTAATATTTTTTCTAATTGTGTTTGCTAATTTAATTGATATAACTGGAGTTCCAAGATTATATTTGTTTCTTATTCCAGTTCCCTTACATTCTTTACATGAAGTAGAGTAATCAATTTTAAGAAGATTTATGATCTTTGAAATATGTCCACGACCAAGACATTTAAGACAATTATATTCTCCTATAACACCTTTACCATTACAGTTTTTACAAGGTACAGAAATTACTTCTTTTTTAAATTTATAAATTTCTCCTGTGCCTTTACAATTAGGACATATATTATTTAAATCAGGTTCAATTTCAAATCTTCCTTTTTCTGACATTTGAAATTCAATTAATCTTTGAATCAATAAATTTCTTGCCTTGATAAGATCTTTAACGGGTAATTTATTTGAATTTATTTTGGTTCTAAATCTAGTAATTACATGTGAAATAGCTTTTGTTGAAGTTTCTTGTTCTTTAATACTTAGTAAGTTACATGCCTTTTTGATTTCTAAAATTTGTTGATCATTCATTTTTACACTCCTTTTTATAAAATTAAAGTTTAAAAATTTTGAATGTTTCTTAAAAATAACATCCAACTTATTCTCTAGTAATTAATATATATAGTTAGTTTCATTTATAAATAAATGATTTTTATTTTCAAATTTAGAACAAAAAAATAAAAGGAGGATATTTTGTTTTCTATCAAAAATTCTTTTGCTAATTGTTCAATATGTCCTTTACTAGATGCACCATCATGTATTCTTGAAACAAATTGTGAAGATGACTTGACTCAAGTAGAGATTATTTTTATAGCTGAAAATCCTGGAAAGGAAGAATGTAATAGTGGTGTTCCTCTAATTGGCAAAGCAGGTAAAATTTTTCGAGAACCGTTTAAAAGATATGGTTTAGATAAGTTAAAATATCTTCTAATTAATATTGTATTATGTCAAACAATTAATAAGGATGGTACGACAGGAAACCCTACAGATGAAGTTATTAATTTATGTAAATCTAATTGTTTTAATATTATAGATATATGTAAACCTAAGCTTATAGTTCTAATGGGATCAACACCCATGAAAGCTTTTGAAATAGCTAAAACAGGAATTACTGGTTTTAGAGGCAAAGTATATGAATGGAAGAAGTATAAAACATTTTTAACTTTTCACCCATCATTTATAAATTATAATAGAAATATGAAACCAGTTTTTGAAGGAGATTTCTTGACAATATCTAATTTAATGGGAGGAGAGCAAATTAAAAAACAAAAAACTAAAACAACAGGAAAAAAAGGAGTACACTATTATAAGATTCCAGAAAAATTTTATTCTAATGATTATAGATTAGTAGATATTCAATATATGAATTATACTGGAGAAGTATTATATATATTTAGAGATAAAGATAATGTTAAAATATATCATAAAGAAAAGATAGATTATATATGTTATCAAGTACCAGATGGAGTAGAAGCCAGACATATAATAAACTATAATGATCTAGAACAAGTAAAAGTTCCATATAAGGAGAAATATAGTTTAAATCCTGAAATAACATATGAGGGGGATGTTCGACTTACAACTAAACTAGCTCAAGATTATTATTTACAAAGCAAAGGTGAAGCAGATGAAGTTGATCTAAATATATTATATATTGATATAGAAACTTTTTCTAAAGAAAAAGGATTTCCAAAAGTTGAAGAAGCTAATCAAAATATAGTTATGATAACTTATTCATATCATAATAATAAAACTACTTATGTAGTAGATAATAAAACTTTTTTAAATAAAGAAGATAAAACTGTAGATATTAATTTTAAAGATAATGAACTGAAAATATACAATAATGAAAAAGATCTTTTAAACAACTTTATAAAAGATTTTAAAGATATTGATTGTGATATAGTTTCTGGATGGCATAGTACAGGTTTTGATATTCCTTATATTTTTTATAGATGTAAAAAAATAGGAATAAACCCAGAAAAATTATCTAAGTTTAATAATGTAGATGTAGATTTAAGATATAATTCATGTAATATTATTGGTTGTGTTGTTTTAGATCAATTAACCTTATATAGAAGTTATACTAGTACTAAAAAGGAGAATTACAAACTTGGTACAATTTCTAATATAGAAGTTGGGGAAACTAAACTTGAAGAAGGAAGTAATTTTAGTAATATATATCTAGAAGATATTAATCAAGCTATTAAATATAATGTTAGAGATGTAGATCTTCTTGTAAGATTAGAAAATAAATTAAAACATATTTCCCTTCAAAATGAAACAAGAAAGTTAAGTAAGAATACTTTTAAATCTTCATCTAGTGTTATGGGCATGTTAGATTCCTTGGTTAATGTCTGGTTAAAAGAAAAAGGTCTATCTTCTAAAAATGCCAATTTACATTCTGAATCTGTTAAGTTTGAAGGAGCATTTGTTCAAGATCCAATAAGAGGTTTACATCAATATATTTGTGATTTTGACTTTTCAAGTCTGTATCCATCAAATGTTATCACTTATAATATTGGAATTAATACTTTTGTAATGAAGTTTAAAGATACAAGTTTAGCTTATGAGTTTTTATATGATATAGATAATTTACCAGAAGAGATTGAAATTATTGAAGATCCAGTTTTTTCGAGTAAATTAATTAAAATTACTAAAAAAGAACTTATTGATAGAGTTTATAATAAAAGTTTAATATGTACTATATCTGGCTGCTTTTTCAAACCTCATCATGAAGAATTGTCTTTTTATAGTGAAATTTTAGAGAATCTTTTATCAATTAGAAAAGATTTTAAAGATAAGATGTTTGAATTTAAACAAAAAGGAGATGAAGAAAAAAGAGCTAGATATGATACTATGCAAAGTGCTGCTAAAATCTCAGCAAATGCATTATATGGTTTGTTGGGAAATCATATTTTTAGATTTTTTAATGTAGATCTTGCTCGTTCAATTACTTTATCTGGACAAGAGGCTTTGAAAAGAACTATCATAGAATCTGAATATTTTGTAGATAATTTAAAAAGTGGAGATTGTAATACTCCAAATAAGTTAAGTAAAAAAGAAATGTATGGTGAATTAGATCGAGAATTAAAGTATGTTATAGCTGGAGACACAGACTCTGTTTTTATAATGTTTGATAGTCTAGTTGATAGAAGTAAAAAAGAAGATGAAATTTTAAATGATATTCACTTGTGGTGTGATAAAACTCAAGATTTTTTGAATAATGAAATTATTAGTAAAATGGTTGAAAATCATAATGTTCCTTCTGAAAGAAATAGATTAGAATTAAAAAATGAACTATTAATTAGAAAAGCTTTATTTTTAGAAAAAAAGCATTATGCTATGTGGACAATCGAGCAGGAAGGCAGAAAAACAGATCAGATTGTTTCTATGGGCATTTCTACCAAGCGGTCTGATCGATCTACAGCATCAAAAGAATACTTAGAAGAATTGCTTAATATAATGTTAAAAGATGATAAATTCTCAATAGTTAAAATAAACAAATTTGTTGAAAGAAGAGCCAAAGATGTTTTAGAAAAAATTAAAAACGGAGATAAGAGCATTGCAAAACCTGCTGCATGGACTAAAGATTTGAAAAGTTATAAAGTTGTCCCTCAAAATGTTAGAGGTTGTTTAACATGGAACAAACTATTATATGAGGAATTCTCAGCTGGAGATAAGGGGTATCTCTTTAAAATTCAAGGGATAGATAGAGATAAAGCACCAAAAGAAGTTGTAGAAAAATATGAAAAAGAATTTGTAGCAAAAGGGAAAAAATTAGATGTGATTTGTGTGCCAGATTCAGAAAAGAGATTACCTGAATATTTTATTTCTGATGTCAAGGCTATGTTTAAGTTTCACTGGCAAGATCGTGTAGATGAATTTTTAAAGTCGCTGATTAAAACTGATAAAGTTTTAAAAATTTAGATAATTATAAGGATTTAAAGTTTATGATTCATATATGTGATTATGGATGTGGGCAAGAAGCTAAATTTCAATTTAAGAATGGAAAATGGTGTTGTTCTAAAAGTTGTAAATCTTGTCCAGCTCAAAGAGAGAGATTTAGGGGAGAAAATAAATCAAAAGGGTTTTTTGGAAAACACCATTCTAAAGAAACTAGAAAGAGACAAAGTGAAGCCAATAGTGGAGAAAATCATCCCAGAGGAATGCTTGGAAAACATCATTCTGAAGAAACTAGAAAGAGACAAAGTGAAGCCAATAGTGGAGAAAATCATCCAAATTTTGGAAAAAACTTTTCAGAAGAACATAAGAAGAAATTAAGTGAATCACATACTGGAAAAAGAAGAATTACATATGAAAGGATTAAAGAATTTGCTGAAAATGAAGGTTTTGAATTTCTCATGACTGAGAATGAATATAAAGAAAATTATAAAGATCAATATTCAGAATTATGGTTTAGATGTTCAAAAGGTTTCAAGTTTCCTACAAATTGGAGTAATTTCAGAGATGGAACTATTAGATGTCCAGAATGTGTTAAAGAAAGACAAAGACAAAGCGGAATTGTTCCAAACTACAATCCAGAAGGATGTAGAATGATAGACAAGTATGGAAATGAAAATAATTATAATTTTCAACATGCTGAGAATGGTGGAGAATATCATATTAAAGAACTAGGTTATTGGGTTGATGGATATGATAAAGAAAGAAACACAGTTATAGAAATAGATGAGTACCATCACTTTGATAGAGATGGAAATATATCTGAAAAAGATGTTCAAAGACAAAAAGAAATAACAGATTTTTTGGGATGTAAATTTGTAAGATTGAGAATATAAATCAATAATTGAGAACAAAATATAAATTAGAGAAGAGAGGATTGATATGGAAAAAGAAGTTCATTTAATTGAAAACATGACTAGCTGGCAAGGGGAAGGTGTTTCTAGTGGTCAAAGGATGATAATTCTTAGGTTTAAAAGATGCAACAGGATTGAATCTGGAAACGGTTGTCCTTGGTGTGATACAGCGACTAAACTGAGAATTAGTCAGGAATCAAGATATAAAGTTTCAGAAATACAAAAAGTTATAAATATGGAGAAAGCTGGGATTATGATAACCGGAGGGGAGCCGACTTATGATAATAACTTTAAGGAAACAGTTCTTCTTCTAAATAATTTAGAATATAATATAGCTAATGTGGAAACAAATGGTTTTAATCTTATTGATCTTATTAAAGAAGTCGACAAATCTAAGCCAGTATTATATTCTTACTCTCCAAAGATTTTTACAAAAAAAGAATTAAAAGAAGAGAAAGAAAGAAGTAAAATTTTATCTAAATATTCAAACGTATATTATAAAGTAGTTTATGAGTATAGACAAATTATACATGAATATTTAAAGTTTCTTGAAGAGTTAAAAATTCATAATCGAGTATTTTTAATGCCACAGGGTTCTACAAAAACTGATTTACTAGTAAATGCACCAGATGTTTTTGATGTAGCAGAAAAATATAAATTTGGATTTAGTTCTAGAAATCATATTATTTATAGTTTTATTTAGAAGGGAGGTACTTTGTAAAAAGTGAGACATAAAATCAAAGAAGAAGGAATTTCTGTAGCTTTAAGGGACAATGAATCTATAGATTCATTGATTAGAAGATTCAAAAAGAAATTTGTTAAAAGTGGAATAATGAAGGAGATTAGAAATAAGGAATTTTATTTAAAACCAAGCATGAGAAAAAAATTAAAAAGAAGAGAAGCTGAAAGAACTAGAAGAAGAGAAGAAGCAAAAATAGCTAAAAAAATGTTTAGATCAAAAAGAAGGAGAAAAGATGACAATGTACGTACAAGCGGTGGAAGATAAGGTTGTTGTAGAATTAATGACTCTAAAAGATAATGTAACAGCTGGTGGAATTATAATTCCTGATACTGTTGAAAAGGATCCACAGAAATATGGTAAAGTGGTGTCTGTAGGAGAGAAAGTTTCTGGAATAAATGTTGGTGATATTTTACTTTTTGCAAAATTTGGTGGTCAAGATATTATAATAGAAAATAAAATTTTTAGAGTTCTAGGATTGCCAGAAATATATGGTATTTTAAAGGAAAATTAGTGGGAGGAGAGAAGACTAAGATAAAATAGGGAAAATTGTTTAAACAACAACCTAGATTATAGTTTTCATACCTCCCACATTTAAAATAAAAAGAGGTTTAATATGTCGTGTGTTGTAGGTATTTCTCAAAAAGGAATAGTTTATATAGGTGGTGATAGTTTGTGTTCTTTTGAAGGTGAAGTTAGACATGTAACAACACCTAAAGTTTTTAAAAATAATGATTATTTGATTGGTTTTTGTGGTAACGTTCGACAAGGTCAATTACTTTATAGTTGTTGTTGGAAACCTCCAATTAATATTGTAAATTTTGTAGATGAAATTAGAAGACATTTTGATAAAAAAGGTTGTTTAAAAACTGGAGAAAATGGCGAAGATTTATGTGGGTGTAATTTTCTTATAGGTTTTAAAAAGAAGTTATATGAAATACATGCTAATTTTCAAATTGTTGAATTAGAAGATAACTTTTCTGCTATTGGAGAGGGTAGTGTTTTTGCTTTAGGTTCTTTGTATGAAACAAGTAAAAAAAATTCAGGTTTAAATATAGAGCCTACAGAAAGAATTATTAGATCTCTAAATTGTTCCTCATATTTTTGCAGTAGTGTAGGAGGAGATTTCAATATCTTAGAAATATGAAATTAAATGAAGGTGAGATAATTTGTGATAGGTGCAATGGAACTGGTAATGAACCAGGAAAAATAATATGTAGTAAATGTAGAGGAGAGGGAAAAATAGATTGGATTGATAATATATTTAATGGGAAAAGGGAAGGAAGTTGTTATTATATAAAACCTGGGGTTTATGCCAACGAGATTGATTTCAGTGTTTATTTTCCTAATTCATCTATAAAAACATCAGGGAGTGTGACATGAATGAAATATATGGAAATATGTTTTCAAATGAAAACCTAAATTTTGCTGATGCTATTTGTATAACTACGAATGGTATTGTTAAAAAGAATGGCAGAGCTGTAATGGGAGCTGGAGTTGCTAAGAGTGCTGCACAGAAGTTTAATAACATTGATTATGATTTTGGTCAATTATTATTACATAATGGACATTATACTCAAATTATAAAAGATGAATATGTAAACAATAAAAAAGTTTCTATCATTTCTTTTCCAACAAAATTTCACTTTAAAGATAAGTCAGATTTAGAATTAATTGAAAAATCAGTTAAACAATTATTAATGTTGGCTATCAGACATCTTTGGCAAAAAATTATTCTTCCTCGACCTGGCTGTTTGAATGGAGGATTAAATTGGGAAACAGAAGTGAAACCATTACTTAAAGAATATTTAGATGAGAGGTTTTATATTATTTCTTTATAATAAATGAAATTGAAACAGAGGTGAATAGGTGGTAAGATCTGGATATGTACTTGCTGGTTTTGAAACATTAGCAGCTATAATGAATAATTTTTTAAATAATACAAAAGATAGATATTTTGACAATTTTACAAGAAAAGACATTTCAAATTTCCTTTCTAAAACCTGTTCTGGGTTTCTTCATTCTTATGGACAAAGTTTCTCAAATAAAAAGAGCTATAAAAATTATAATAAACTTGAAGCTAATCTTTATAGAAAATGTAGAGAAACTAGAATTTTTGATGATTCAAAATTTATTTCTGACAGTGGGGGATTTCAAATTTCTATTGGGAAATTGACAAAAAAAGAATCATATTTACTTCTTCAGATGTATTATGAATTTTTAAAAGATCACCATGAAGTTTTAGATCAAGCTTTTGTTTTAGATGTACCTCCTGGTCCGAATTGTAATATTTTTAATGATTTTAATGATATATATCAGCTTAATCTAGAGTCATATCTTAAAGCTAAGAATCTTCCAGATGAAGTTCGGAAAAAAATGATTTACATTCATCATTTTAGAACACCTAAACTATGGGAAATATATACAAAAATTATGCGTGATAATGATATGTTTTCATCTTTTGAATATCATGGCACTGGAGGGATAGTCGCTAATATAGCTGGAGATATGTCAATTCCTTGTATTATATATGTTCTTCCAATTATTCCATTATTAAATGAATGTAAAAAATACAATAGAAATTATTTGAATTTTCATGTACTAGGTGGAGCTAATTTTAGAGATATTTTGTTTTATGAACTTTTTAGAATTCATGTTCTAGAACAACATAAAATTGATCTTAATATAACTTATGATTCATCAGGGTTATTTAAAGGTTTAATGATAGGAAGATTTATTAATGTTGTTGATGAAAATATTTTTAAGAAAATAGATATTAGATCTCAAAAACTTGACAAGAGATTTAAAGATAATATAAGAGTTGTTGATAAATATCAACAAGAAATTGATAGGCTTTCTAAAGATTATAATTTCAAATCAATTGGTCTAAATAATGTTTATGATGATAATACTGGAACATTTCATGAAGATGTAAAAGTTTATACTATGTTATATGTTTTAAACCAGTTTTCGGAAATACAAACTTTTTTGAGAGAAGTAGTAATTGATTTATATGATAAGTACAAATCTAATGATATAGAAGAGTTTACTAAAAGTGTTGTTGAAGTAACTAAAAATCTAAATAGTGGGAAGGTAACAAAAAAACAAAAAGTTAAATCTTATAGTATTTTTAAATCTTTAGATATGTTAACTAATTTAGATGAAGATTATTGTCAATATATTGTGAATAAATTTTTGTCTAAAGATGAATTTGTGAATTTAGATCAAAATAGAAGGGTGTTGAAGATATGAAAATAGAAAATGTAGTGAATTTTTTTAAAAATATTTCTTTACCTTTTGTAATTGAAAAGAATGTTTTTTTAGAAGAAGGTGAAGAAATTTGTTCTAAATGTAATGGAACAGGTAAATATAATAAAGATGTTTGTTTAAAATGTTTTGGAGCAGGAAAATTAAACTGGATAGATAATATTACTAATAGTGAGAGAATTATTAAAAATAAAGATGATTTTTGTATAAATAATTTATTTATAGAACCTTTAAAATATAGTATAATTAGAATTGAAAATTGTAATAGATTAAAATTATACAATTGTTCATTTAAGAATATTAATTTTAAAATTAAAAATTGTTTATATTTAAATGTTTGTAATTCATTTTTTGAAGGTTGTTTTCTTGAAATTTTATCATCATCAACAACAATTTGTTCAAATAATTTTATTCAAAATAATTAAAGAGGTAATAATGAATTATCAAATATTTTCTTTAGATGAAAAAAAATCTAATCTATTACAAGGTGAAGAAATTTGTTCTAAATGTAATGGAACAGGTAAATATAATAAAGGTGTTTGTAATAAATGTTTTGGTGCAGGAAAACTAGATTGGATTGATAATATAATTGGTATGAATAGAAAATTTTTTTGGTGGGGTGCAATTGATCATCCTCCTAAAGTTAATAACTATCTTGTAGAAATTTTTGATGAAATGGCTTTAAAGATGGCGAAGGAAATAGACAAAGAAATTTTAGAGACAATTTTTACTAACATAGGAATGAAACAAAAAGCAAAGGAGTAATTTGTGATAACTGAATCTTTTTTAAATTCTTGTTTTTCTTTAGTTTTATGTAATTCTAAAGTTAGAAAAACAAAAGATTTCTATAGAGATATTTTAGAGATAATTGAATCATATGAAAAGAAAGAAACTTTAGAAATTCCTTTAGTTGTAAAGAATAAGGTAGATTGTTTAAAGAAAATATGTTCTATGAGTATTAATGGTAAAACAGTAGATAATATATTAGATAGTATATCTTTCAGTGAAAAATTTAAACAATATCAAGATTTTTTAAGTTTGAAGTCTAATGAGGAACTAAAAGATAATATTGTTGAAGATATAATTAAACAAATAAGATTACGTAAAAAAATAAACTCTCTTTTTATAAATTATGATGATTTAAGTAATGTTTTAGAAACAATAAGGGATGGTAGTTTCGATTCTATAGATGATATTGTTGAAGATTATGAAGTAACTATTAAAAAACTATATTCTAATATGATGGAGAATAATAGAGCAATAACTATTGAAGCATCAGCTTCTCTAGATTTAGCTAAAGATAATTATGATCATGTTGTTGAAATGATTAAGAAGAAATATGAAAGAAAAAATACAACACCTAGTGGAATACCTATTTTTGATAATGATGTGTTTATGGGTGGATTTGAGCCTAGTAGACTTTATATTTTTGGAGGTGGTTCTGGTGCAGGCAAATCTACTTTATTAAGTAATTTTATAATAAAATCAATATCGAGTCAGAGAAATATATTAGATGCAAAATTAGAGCCAAATACAATTAATAAAGTTTATATTTATATTACTATGGAAAATACAATAGAAGAAGCTCTATTGAGAATTTATCAACCTTTATTTGATAGAACAACAATTCAAGTTTTACGAGATATATCTCAAGATGTTGATATTAAGCAGAAAATGAATGATGAACTTTCTAAAAATAATGCTACTATAATTATGAAGTATTTTCCTGCTATGTCTATTTCCCCCACTGATATAATGTCAGTTATTGATGATGCTATAACTACTTATGGAAAAGACGCAATTGCCGGTGTATATATTGATTATTTAGACTTGTTAAGATCAGATACTAGATATGACTTGTATAGATTAGAATTAGGTCATATTACACTCAGCTTGAAAACTTTAGCTGTGCAATATAATGTGCCTGTCATAACTGTATCTCAATTAGGAAGATCTGTTTATTATGTGCAATCTTCAAAAGATCTCAGTGTTGGAATGATGGGTGAATCAATCAAAAAGGTTGAACATGCAGATTTTATAGCATTGATTGCTAAAGATAATGTAGATGATAGTGTTGTTTATTGTAGTGTTGGAAAAAATCGATCTGGCAAATCTGGGATAAATATTACTTTTAAAGTTGATTTTGAAAAGTTTAATTTCTTAACAGCTAGTTTAGTATCTAATAAAGATAAAAAAGATGATATGACTATTGATGATAAAGTTATTCACTTTGGAGGATTTGATACTAATTTATAAATTCTCCCTCTCTAGATTTTTTAGAACAAAATTTAAATGATTATATCTTACATGGGAGACTAAAATTGTGGTTCACTTTTGTGATTATGGTTGTGGACAAGAAGCAAAATACCAATTTAAGAATGGAAATTGGTGCTGTTCTAAATATTGTCGTTCTTGTCCTGTTATTAGAAAGAAAATAACAAAAAAATTAAGAACTCCATTTAAAGGGATTAAAGAATTTGCTGAGAATGAAGGGTACGAGATTCTATCAAAAGAAAAAGAATATAAAAATCAATTTTCATATTTAAAGTTCAGATGTCCAGAAGGCCATGAATATCTAGCTAAATGGAGCGACTTTAAACATTTAGGAATTAGATGTCCAATATGCTATGATAAAAAAATAAGAACTCCATTTGAAGATATTATAAAAATTGTTGAAAATAAAGGTTATACACTTATATCAAAAAAAGAAGATTATAAAAATGCATGTTCAAAATTGTGGTTTAGATGTTCAGAAGGTCATGAATTTCTTATGAGATGGGATAATTTTAAAAATGGAGGTCAAAGATGTCCAGAGTGTTATAATGAAAAACGAAGAAATCCTTCTTTAAAAACTAGAA